CAAAAGATTATGTCGAGACATACCAACTAAAACAATAGGCGAAAACTTTCCTTCAATATAACTCATTATACTCCACTTAAATCCGCTTTTTTATAACGATTAGATTTCATTATCTTTCCATCGTTTCTATACACAGGTTTTCCATTTTCGTCAAGTTTTGACATATTTGATTCGTGTATTCTATTAAATATTACTTGCATATCCCAACCAAAGTCTACAAATAACCCTGCTAAAACATACAATAGATCTGCGGATTCTTTTTTTATTTCTTGTTCATTTTTTTCATTCATAGCTTTTGTTAATTCATAAAACTCTTCTTCAATTAACGCTTGTCTTAATCCAAAAGTATTAGCTACATCACTAGATATTTCTATATCAGAAAACTTTAAATCTGTGGGTCTTCCAAATGCTTTTTGAAACTCTGTCACAGCATCTTGCATTGTTCTGTATTTTGGCATCATGGTAAATGTTTCTCTAAAGTTATATACGCATCGTGTTTTGTTCTTACTTCTTTAAGTTTTTTTATATACCACTCTGCTTTTGCCAAATCTTCTAGCGGATTATCTTTGTGTTCATATCTACTGATGTATTTTATAATACAGCCTTTTAGATAGCCCATAAACTCTTCTAATGGTAATAAATTTTGCATAATGTCTATAGTTTCCATACCACCTTTTTTATAATGAGATGGATGATTTACATTATCTTTAGCAATCTTCTTTTGATTTTCTTCCCATGCTTTTAATTGTTTTTGCCCTATAGGGCTTTTCCAAGTAGCATCAATCTTCTTTGGCATCTTCTTCAATCTCCTTTACTAGCCATGTTTCATCAATAACTCTATTACTATACTTAAAATCGTTTCGTACACACCATTGAGCATACGTTGTTTTTCCAGATTTTGTAAGTTTGTTATTTGCATTTGAAAATACAAAACGGACATCAATGTTAGGGTGTTGTTTCCTAAATGTCAAGTGTTTTGTTCGATCTTCTGACGTAAAAAAACCTTTTGTTTCGATATAAATTTGTTGTTCTGGTAAATAAAAATCTGGTGTATATGTTGTAGTCTTTGGTTGATACTCATAGCTATCTGGTTCGTAATCAAAATCTACTTTTCTTCTAATTAAATCTGATGCAAAATCTACTTCAAAATTACTTCTGTATTTTGTTCCGGCTACACGCCTACTCATTCTAGTCCGTCTTGACATATTGTGGCTCATACTTTTCTACTAAATAACTAATCGTATTCTTAATAAACTTTAATGTTCTAGGTGCGTTATCTGCCATTATGCTGTTTTCCTCTTCTTGTAAAAATTGACTTTCTAAAAACACAATAGCTCTGCGATCTAAGTATTCTACTACTCTATCTACATCTCTACCAAATTTAGTTGTATTCTCTCTATAATAACTATCTGTCCATTGAGCCTCTACACTAGAAGAGGGAGCCTTACTGATTGTTAATGGTAAACAGTTTTGAGCTTCTCTCATGTACACCTTTCCGCCTTCTTTTTTTTCATTCTCAGTATAAATAAAAAAACATCGAGGATTACCTATAACATCTTCTTTTTTTATACCATGATATAATATTAAAGGCATTTAAGCACCATTACCAATTCCATTAAAATTTACACCAATACTTATTACACAATAACTATCGTAACTTGCATGAAATTCTACAATAGTGTATGTGCCGGTATTCAAATTAGCATATATTTTTAAAGGTATAAAAACTGGTTTTTCCGCTAACCCTGTTTCAGTACGAACTTTAGTTCCTTGAACGGCATTGTACAAAAGTATTTCTTTTTTAATTCTAATGCTTTCTAAAACAACTTTTTCACTAGTGCAAAGAACAGGCTTTTCATTCCATTCCCCCGCAATGCTGTAGATAGGCACTATTAAAAATAGTATAAATATTAAGTATTTCATTACATTTGCTCCTTATTTAATTGTGAATACCACACCATAGGGGGATTTTTTGCTTCTGATGCAACCTTGTGATGTAGTTTTGAGTTAGACCAACAATGACTTTTAAAATTACAAAAACTACAAGTAGTGTTTAACACTCTATTTCCTGTTGACTTTCCTCTAAATCTTTCTGGAACATCTTCTAGCTTCTGTAGTGGAATACTTTTATCTTTTAACGCATTTATGTTATATGAAGCTACAGCCAATGCAGATGCACGTTCATCATCTTGTATATTTGGTGCAGGGCATATTTGTATTTCTCCAGATGATTTGTTAATTACTATCCAACCACCAAAGGGTTTTTTATCCGCTTCTGCATACAAATATCCTTGTACTACATAACCAAAAGGGTCATTATCTTTTACACGAGTGTAGCTTGAAAATTTACTGGTATAAGCATAAGGACTTGCTGTTTTAATATCCCAAACTTTACCATCAATAATTATATCAAGTGTGCCTTTTAATTTTACACCTTCAATCTCTAAAGTTACAGGTTTTTGATAATCTTCTACATTAACTCCTGCTTCTTTCATTTCTATATAAAGTAAAACTTCAAGCAGATCTCCAAATAAAAATCTGTTTACTGCGTTGTACTCCATTGTCTCCGTTTTTATTTTATCTCTTTCTAATTGTTGCTGACACAAGGGTTTACCAAGTCCAGACATTCTCATAGACCAATCTTTTTTCTTATCAGTAAATTGTTTTTCTAGAGCTTTTGCACACTCATCTTTAAAAAAAGAAATAGAATCGGGGGAAATATAGGCATCCCCCGAAATTACTTGTTGTAAATAAAGTTGTAAATACTCCTTAATAAGATTATTCATCTAGTGAGTCAACTATCTCCACATCTTCAAAGTCCTTGCGAGACTCTTTATACTTTTCTTCAATATCAGAATTATGAAGATTGACTATATCCATAAAGCTCTCAAGTAATGGCACATCTCCTTTTGGAACAAATTCAACACTATCTTTAACTTCAATGTTGGCTTTGTAAAAAATGTTACCACCATACTTTTGCTTTACTGTCGATAAGAGTGCTCGTGTATTAAACAACAGTTTGCCTTGCTTTTCTAGGGTTTTAATCCAATCGCTGACAGGCATAAAGTTACTACCCTTTGCGTACCAAGCATGAGGTACCGCTTCTGCGTTGCCAGATAAAGCTACTGTTCCATAAATAATTTGCGAACACTTAATACCTGCTTGGAGTGTCCTTGCAGGGTCGTCTGGAGCAAGAAGATCTAACTCTTTTCGATCTATCTTACCACATTTCAGTCCACCTGTAGTATCAAAAAACTTATCTCCAAATGATGATGCTTGGATTGTCATTGACGAATACGATTGTTGTCCTTGATCCCAAACACTATACATATATCTTCGTAAAAAAGGTCGAAAGATAACAGTATCGCTGTGAACTGTTTCACCATTTGCATCTCTTACACGCCACTTTCCACGAGGAAGGCTATTGCCGTCATCATCTTCGGTATTGTGCTCAATCGAAAGTCTAGGTAAATACGCCTTAGTGCTTTCGCTTGATGTAGACGACAGATCCTTTTGACCTAACATTGCCATTAGTGTATCTGTGTCTATTTCTTTTGCTGTCACCAAATCTTTTATATTTGGCGTTTCTGCTACTGCTACGTCTGTCATATTATTGCAACTCCTTTGTGCTGACAGTTTCTAGGTTAGACCAATCATTACCGATTTTTAGTTCGATACCAACTGGCATATTATATTCAACACCATACCTTCTTTGGCACTCCTTTCGTATGCCTAGCATGGCTTCTTCAAGTAAATGTATCGCTATTTCCTCTTCTTGAGGGTGTACATCCAATACTATACTATCATGTACTGTATTACAAATCAAGCTCTTTATTTGTTTTTCTTTTATTTTTTTATGTAGTGATATTAATGCAACAGGTAGTAGATCTGCGGTTGCAAACCCTTGTACCGGATAGTTTTTTATTTGTGTAGCATTAGAATATCCACCATTTGAATAACTTTTTACGTTTGGAAACTGATACTCCCTGCCTGATGGTAGGGTTATTTTTTTGCGTACAAGAGCTTCACGACCTAATCTTTTATGCCATTCTTCTATACCACTATACTTTTCAAGAAACGCTTCATAGTATCTTACTTCACTTGTCGTTCCTGTCTTGCCACCATATAGAGGTTTAAAAGTGTGTGCTTTTGCTTCTTGTCTACTAACACCAATAATACTTGCGGTATAGGAGTGAACATCAACTTGATCTTTTACATCTTGTAAGACTTGTTCATCCTTTGCAAGAAATCCTGCTACTCTAAATTCTAACTGGCTGTAATCTCCTTCAAGTATCTTGCCACCTTCAAATCGACTAACAATAGCTTCTCTAACAGGAAACGTAGTGCTTCTAGGCATATTCTGAAAGTTAGGATTACGAGAAGATAATCTTCCGGTAGCTGTTACACATTGCATAAACTGTGGGTGTATAAATCCATCTTTACCTGTATTGTTTTTTATACTATCTATAAAAGTATTGAGGTAAGTAGACAAAGCGTTATACCTCATATATTTTTGTAAGAACTCTCTTTCCCTTCCATGCACCTGTAACATCTTTTCTTTAATAGTTGTTATGTCTGTTTTAAATCCATGTACAGAAAGATCTTTTTCGTTTAGAGGATTAAGACCAAGACCCGCTCTTTCTTTGGTGTTCATGTAAACAACACCTCTACCAAAACACATCTTACATTTACGAGGCATACCATAAGTGCCATCTTTTTTCATAAAATCAACTGTGCCTCTACCTCTACAGGTTCTACAAGTTTTCTTATGTGTTTTTAAAAACGCACCAACTTTATACTGATACTTACTTCTAAATATACTTGGTGTAGATACTTTAATAAATTTCTTTTTTCTCTTTCCATCTTTAACAACTGTACCCAAATCAAAAAACTCTTTCCATTCTTTTTTATCTCTAACAACTTTGGAATAGAATAACTTTGATCTGTCCTCTGCTGATGCTAGATTAATTGGTGTATCTCCGCATAGCTCTGTAATCATGGTATTTAATTCATGTTCTATCTCTGTGTGTTCATCTCTAAAATCTTTTTCAATCTCAAGAAGTTTAGGAACATCAACCTTGATACCATTATTTTCTATGTCGCATAGTGTTCTGCAAACATCCATGTGTAATTTAACTGTAGCTTTCATTGTGTAGCCCATTCTTGTAAGGAAATATTTAAAATATCAGCCTGTGCAAATGCTAACTCATACGCTGACTTTACATCTTGTACACCATACTCTGTAAGTTTATCATAAGGTATTTCGTCTACACCTTTTCCGGCTTTGATAAACTCATCAAAAATGTGAGACTTTTTCTCAGAAACATTGCGTCTTTTACAAGAAGCACTAAGAGATAACTCTCTATTTAATCCTCTAGCTAGTAAATACTCAACGCCCATTGTGTCCCAAACTTCTCCTTCATATTGAAAACCACAAGCCAGTAACCATTGAAGATCATACTTTATGTTATGTCCAACAAGCAAAGTTGTCCGGTTTAAAATATCTTGTAAGATGTCTATATTATTTTCTGTAGGCGGTTCTTCTGCATGATAGAAACATAAATATTTTTGTTCTCCACCATTTGTAAGATAGCCCACCGACACCAATATATTATTTCCATTGTACGGCATACTGTTACCTTTAGTAAAAGTATTTTCTATATCTAAACAAGTAATCATACACTATACCTTCCTGTTGCAATATTTATTTGAACAGGCACATTACCATGCCACCCATTTATTTTATTCTTACTTACTGCTAAGAAGCGAGTATTGTTCTCATCTATTCCCATTTGTTTACCAATACCTATAATTAAATCTGCTTCTCCGGCTTTACCTGTACGACTGTTATCAAGCATAGAATAATCTATTACTTCTCTTTCGTGTGCTTCATAACTAGCTTGTGATACAGCCCACACCAAACAATTATGTCTTTTGGCTAACTCTCTACCCATAACATAAATCTCTTTTAGTCTTTCATCTCCACGAGTGTATGTACCATCAATCTTAACTTTATCCATTTGATCTATAAATACTACGTCTGGTTTATTCAATGTAGTAAAATTTACAATCTCTTTGACACTAGTTCCTACACTATCCATCACAACTAAATTAGCATCAACCTTTTCTTTGTACTCCTCTATGTACCTATCCTTTTGTTTTTGCAGGGTATTCTTGTCAATATCAAAATACGCTGTAATAATTCTAAGTTTAACTTTCTTGGCTATTTCTTCGTTAGCCCAATAGTGTACTTTCTGTCCTCTGGATATGTAGTGTGATGCAAGATGAGCACAAAAACTACTCTTGCCTATCTCTGGTCTAGCGAAGATAATTCCAAAATCTCCTCTATTTAATCCTTGTACATTGCGTTCTAAATTATGTAATCCAAAAGTAAAGTCTGGTTGTTTGACTGTAGACTTTATTAATTCTTCAAAATCCTCATGTATAATTCTAAAACTATCTTCTCCATCAAGACTGTTAGATGCGACCTTTTCTATCATCTGTGAGATCTCAGAAAAAGCCATAGAGTTTTCACCTGTCCAAAAACCAACAGCTTTCTCTCCTATCTGTCTAGCCATATCTCTTTGCCAAAAAGTTTTAGCCCAATCATACGCTAGGTTTACATCAACCTTTTTAACAGCTAACAAATCATCTATGAGATCAAAAGTTTGTACAGCTTTACTATCAGGCATAGCCGGAAACATTATTTTATGTACTGCTACTAATGTTGTAGCATCAAGACTTTCAATCTCCTCATATTTAAGATGGGCTTCTCTAATGGTGTGAGCCAATGACCGCCAATCTTTAGGAAACATGACTGGTGTTATAAAGTTTTTGGTTCTATCCCACACAGATTTATCTAGCATAGTAGCTAGGACATTTAATTCTATGTCTTGCATTATCCTCCTGCCTTCTTCATTCTACTTTCAGAAGGTGTAAGTTTCTTTCTATGATTTAGTGGTGGTTTTTTAAACCTACGTCTTGTTTTCTTTACAGGATTATAATTGTTTGTACCATACATTGATTTCTTTTTAGCCATTTTTAAATACCAATTCTTCTAGTTGTTCTGGGTTCATGTTTTTTAAATCTACTTCTGGAAATAAAACAGAAGAATATTTTACCTTATGTTTTATCGTATCACAAATCATCATACTTTTCAATACTGCATCTTTATCTAAACACACCAATACTTTTTCATAATTTTTTCTTGTAAGATAGTGTAATAATATTTCAGATAATATAGTACCACACATGGCTATTCCTACAACATTTTTCAACTTTGAAACAACACAAGCAGACGGAATATCTTCAACTAGGACAGCTATACTGCCACATCCTATCTTATAATCTGCTGATGTCTTTGCATATTTAAACCATTTTGGTTGAGAACTTGGTTTAAGAGATCTACCTACAGCATTGATTACTCTACTACTTTCTAAATCTTCTACTAAAAATACTATGCGGTCTTGTTGTGGATCATATTTTACATTGATGTGATCTTGAATAAAAAGGTCATAGCATTGTACTTTTTTTAAATACGCAATACAGGCATCATTACTATCTTTTATAGAAACTAAATTGGGTAAAGATACTTCTTCCTGTATCATAATTGGAATATCTGTAGCTTTAGAAAACAATCCATTTCTTAAATTGGTTTTTTGTAATCCAACTTTTTTATGTCCTTTTACTTCACAACTGGCATCAAAGCAATTGTATACAACAACCATTGATGTAGGTAAGTACATAGCTGAGAAAGTATTTCCACTTCCACACTCAGGACAATCTGAACGAACTCGACCTAATTCTACAGCGTCATCAAGTAAATATTCAATATTTTCATTAATTGTTAGTGTCATATGATTACATCTGCGTATCTATCGCAATCCTTTGTTTGACAAGGCTCACCAAAATCTCTGGTGGGCTTTTGTTTTTTGTATTTCTCTAATTGATACTGACTGTATTTTAATTCTATGTCAAGATAACAAATAGAACAAATGTGTTTATTTTGTGTCATTGGATGTATCTTTCTTTTTTTTGTCAGTAGACCATTTAATTTTATTATATTTACTTCTGTAATTATCTGATGTATATTTCTGTCTTTCCTTTCTAGCTGAAGGAATAGACCATCTCGGTTTTTTAGTTTGTTTTACCATTAATTAAATCCTAATATTGATGTTATATAGTTTACCCCCTCAAGGGGTTTTATGATTGTATCATGTATTTTTACAAAGGTCAATACATAAAAAAAATTAAATTTATGGTTGCAATAGTTTTTTATCTATGTTATGTAGGTTTAGTTTGTCGTAATAGAAGGGTGATAATAAAAATGAGATTATCAAATAAGGAGCAAGATAGAGGGTGGCACTTGCGAGTTTTTCATAGAAAAGCTGTAAGAAAACTTTATGAAGCTCGGTGGGTTTGGTATCATACGATCCTAGCTGTCGAGCTTCTTATTTTAATCATTATTCAAACAATTGGATTATTCGTATGAAAGAAATAAAAAAAGTTACACCAACACACGATCTTAGTTGGTACGTCAAATGGGTAGCAACAGCAGTAATAATTGTTGGTGCTTGTCTAAATTCATTTGAATTGCAACCATATAGCCATGTTGTTATGTGTGTGGGTGCTAGTTTATGGTTATTTGTTGGTTACTTGTGGTACGATAGAGCATTAATTGTAGTAAACTCTGCTATTTTAGCAATATATTTTACAGGGTTTGTGATGTATTTGACGTATTACACATGATTTATGTACCAATAACATCAAGCATGAAGCGAATAGCGACCAGAAATGCAAATCGCATGGGTCGTATTCGTAATAGTATTACTCGTGGTCAGGGTAATTCCTATGGTTTTTTAGGAGAACAAATAACACAATTAGTTTTAGGTGGTGAAATTGTAAACAAGGGTAAAAAATACAATGTAGACTATGATCTTGTTCTTGATGATGGCACTACAGTTGAAGTAAAGACTAAGAAAACAACAGTTGAACCAAAAGATTACTATGAGTGTAGTGTCGCAAAGTACAACACCAAACAAAAGTGTGATTATTATGCTTTTGTAAGAGTGCTAGATACTAAACAAGGTGGTTGGTTTCTTGGTGTTATGCCGAAAGAAAAATATTTTATCAATGCAAAGTTTTTAAAAGCCGGAACAAGAGATGGTGATAATGGATTTCTTGTAAGGGCAGACTGTTATAATTTAGCCATTTCAGAATTACAAGGGAATATTGATGGTGTACGATAAACAATATTATGAAGCCATGAAACATAGATGGGAAAGGCATTACGATAAACAATACTATGAAGCTAACAAAGAAAAAATATTGGCAAGTAATAAAAAGTCTTATGAACATAACAAACATAAGTATAACAAAACAAAACTAGCATGGGCTAGAGCTAATCCAGAAAAAGTAAAAGAAAGCCGTAAAAAATATCGTGAAGCTAATAGAGAACAATTAAATCAAAAAAGAAAAGAATATTACAGGGTGAACAAAGAAAAAAAATTAGCACAAGAAGTGGGTGTGTTGTGAACCCCTTCATGGTAGTAAAAGTAGGTGCCGTAGATATTGATGTATTCTCCTTGCCCTTTGATGGAGAAGCCTTTGGAGACTTCAATTATTTAAGTATGCGTATAAGAGTAGATGAAAACCTTAGAGGTGCAGTTTTAGTTGATACTGTAATACATGAGTTAAATCATGCGATCTGGGCTATAGGCAACTTAAAAACAGAGAAAGAAGAAGAAGAAAGAGTAGTAGCTGTTATGGCTAGTTATTGGACACAAATTTTTAGAGATAATCCGGAGTTAATAAAATGGATAAACAGAAACCTAGCAACGAGAACAAAGAAAAAGTAGTATTGTCAAAAGAGTTTTTTTGGAAACAATTCAATAAAAATCTATTGAGAATGTTAGCCGGAAGCATCACCAAAAAAGATTTTGTTGACAACATGATGAAACTAGGGTATACTGAAAAACAATTAAAAGAAATCTTTACTACTAAGAAGGAAAAACCGCATGACACACAATAAAGAAGTAACTTATTTTTCTGAAAGTCGCAACGAACATATTCCTGTATCATCTATGGTAGATCAGCACGTTAGAAATGCTTTTACCAAGATGTTAAGAGAAGATAGTTGTGATACATCAAAAGCCTTTACCACAGAAAAGGCACTTCATCACATCAAAGAAGCATATAAATTGTTGAATGATGTGAGTGATGGATCTAAATAAAATCCTCTTAAAAGTGGGGATTATTCTTATCCCTTGTTACACAATGGCATTATTGACTGACAAAATGGTTTTTGTCTTGCCAATGACTGTCGTGTGTGGAATACTAGCCCATAGTCTTGTTCCAGATAAAAAAGAGGACAAGACATTTGGCGTAGAAGAAGGAGATACAAATGACTGAGCTTGATGTATTGAGTTTATATGATGGTTGTTCTATGGGAAGAGTAGCTTTAGAGAGAGCAGGAATACCAGTTAAACAATATTACGCTAGTGAGATAGATAGGTATGCTATTCAAGTATCACAAAAAAATTATCCAGATATTATTCATGTGGGTGATGTTACTTATGTAGGAAAAACAAATGATTGTCCTAATTTTGATTTGCTTATCGGTGGATCACCATGTCAGGGATTTAGTTTTGCTTCAAAAGGTAGATTGAACTTCGATGACCCTCGTAGCAAATTGTTTTTTCAGTATGTGCGAATACTAAAAGAATTTAAACCAAAATATTTTTTATTTGAAAACGTAAGAATGAAACAAGAATGTCAAGATATTATATCTGAGTATCTTGGGGTAAAACCAATAGCTATTAATAGTAGCTTAGTTTCGGCACAAAATAGATACCGATTATATTGGACTA